CTTCTAACAAGATCCTCTGTCTCCAGTCTATCCTTGAAGGCAAGGGTGTGTTTTTGAAGAAGACTGGTCGTTACGTGAAGCCTGCTGCTGGTTTCACTATCGTCGCCACCGCTAACACCAAGGGCAAGGGTTCTGATGATGGTCGTTTCATCGGCACCAACGTTCTGAACGAAGCTTTCCTTGAGCGATTTGCTCTTACCTTTGAGCAGGACTATCCCGCTCCCAAGACTGAACAAAAGATCCTTCAGAAGCTTTCTGCCAAACTGGGTTGTCTCGACGAGGAGTTTTGTGAGAAACTTGCTGCTTGGGCAGACATCATTCGTAAAACTTTCAAAGAAGGTGGCGTTGATGAAGTGATCTCTACTCGTCGTCTGTCTCACATCATTCGTGCTTACAGCATCTTCGGCAAGCGTATGAAAGCGATTCAAGTTTGTGTGAATCGTTTTGATGATGAAACCAAGTCTAGTTTCCTGGAACTGTATGACAAGATCGACGCTAGCGTTGGTGCCGAACAGGATGCTCAAGTCAAAGAAGAACCCCAAGATGAAGAAGCCTGAGTTTCACGGTTACGTGGGTAATATTGCCGTCCTTCGGGACGGCAGTTCCGTCAAAATTCTTGGTGGTCATCAATCAAAATTATTTGTAAAGACACTTGACGGGACAATTAAAGAATGCTATCATGAAGATCTACAGTATGTTACGGAGGAATGACTGAAATGCAATGGAAGTACAACGAGGAAAAAATCCTCAAAGATATTGAAGAATATGTAGTCAGCACTTATCATGGTCACTATTGTGGTGACGAAGATGGCTACAATGATATTCAGACAATTGATCTGATGGCAGCCAAAGGTCTTGCTGCTCCTTTTTGTCAAGCAAACATCCTTAAGTATGGCAGCCGATATGGCGACAAGGATGGGCTTAACAAGCGAGACCTTCTCAAAGTGATTCACTATGCTATGTTGCTGTTACACTTTGATGGTCACTATACTCGTACTCAAAACGGTCTTTCGGAGTTTAAATGAATAAAGTAACACTTTCCAATCAAACTAAAGAAGTTCTTAAGAACTATTCAACTATCAACGGTTCTATTCTGATTCGTGAAGGTTCTCAACTGAAAACAATCAACGTCGGAGAAAACCTTATTTCTCAATATGATTGTTCCGAAGTTTTCCCACAGACTTTCGCTATCTATGATCTGAATCAATTCCTTGCTGGTCTGTCTCTGTTCCAGAATCCAGTTCTTGAGTTTGAAAATAGCGAGTATCTGACTATTCGTGGTGACGGTCGTAGTGCTAAGTATTATTTCTCGGATCCCGAAATCACTCTTAAGACTGCTCCAGATCGTAAAGTAAACTTCCCTGGTGCTGACATCGAGTTCTCTATTACTAGTAGTGAACTTGAAGCACTTCGTAAAGCAGCTAATGTTTACGGTATTCCTGATCTAGTATTTAAATCATCTGCTGGCGGTACGGTTTCTCTCAATCTTTGTGATCGAGAAAATGAAACCAGCAACGTTTACTCCCAAGAAATCCTGGGAGACAACACTGGTGAGTACGAGTTGACAATGAAAATGGAGCATGTTAATCTTGTTCCTGGCAACTATGATGTTAAGATTTCCAGTAAGTTGATTACTGAATGGAAACATAGTTCGCTTCCCCTTGTGTATTACATTGCTCTTGAACCTTGATGAATAAAAAATTTTTGTGGGTGGAAGAATATCGTCCTCATACTATCGAGGATTGTATTCTTCCAGTGAGCATCAAAGAATCACTGAAAGGCTTTATTGAACAGAAGGAAATTCCTAATCTCCTTTTTTGTGGCTCTGCTGGTATCGGCAAAACCACTGTTGCTAAAGCAATTTGTGATGAGATTGATGCTTCTTATATTGTGATTAATGGTTCTGATGAGGGGCGTTTCCTGGATACTGTTCGGAACAAGGTTCGCCAGTTTGCTACGACCGTCTCACTGACCTCTGGGGCAGCCCACAAGGTCGTGATCATTGACGAGGCAGACAACACCACCCAGGACGTTCAGCTCTCGCTCAGGACCGCTGTAGAGGAGTTCCACACGAACTGCCGTTTCATCTTTACTTGTAACTTTCCTAACAAGATCATTGAACCACTACATTCTCGTTGTACTGTAGTTGATTTTAAGATCAAGAAATCAGAAGAAGATAAGCTACAAGCAAAGTTTTATGTTCGACTAAAAAATATTCTTGATGATAATCAGATTGAGTATCAAGATAAAGTTCTCATCAAACTTATTAAACGATATTATCCAGATTGGAGGAGACTGATTAATGAAACGCAGAGACACAGTGCCAACGGACGGATTGATTCTTCTATTCTTGTTGACATTGCCGACATTAATCTGGATGATTTGGTTCGCTCGCTAAAGAACAAAGAGTTTACCACAGTAAAGAAATGGGTTGTTGATAATATCGACAATGACCCAGCAATCGTCATGAGAAAAATTTATGATTCTTTGTACGATAATCTTAAAGGACCTTCTATTCCAGAAGCAGTTTTGATCATTGCCAAATACATGAGAGACATCACTGTAGTTGCTGATCAAGAAATTAATCTTTTGGCATGTCTTACTGAAATTATGATGGGGTGTGAATTTAAATGAACTTGAAAGTAAAGACTACACCAGAGAATGTCGCTGAAGCAAACTGGGGATTGTTTCGTTCTGTAATGAATTTGCCTGAAGCAGCAGCTCATTGTGGGATGACTCAAAAAGAAATGAAAATGACTTTTCGTGAATTTTTGAAATATCATGAACCAGATTGGGACACCTCAAAAAGTGTCCCTGTCGTCTTCGATGACATTCCTATGCTTGATATGATTGACGAAACCCAAGGAGGATTTTAATTATGCGCTGTCGTGTTCAACTCTATGTCGCTGGTAAAGTTTTCCATGAAGAAGTTGAAGCTAGGAATTATCAAGAAGCACGAGAGGTAGCTCTTGCTCGTAATCCAAATGCTAAGGTAATGGGAGTGACTGCTGTATTTTAATGAAGTACGAATTAAAAGATTACTTAAATTCAATTAATCAAACTAAAAAGAAAATACTTGACGATGACCCTGAAGCAGTAAAAGGATATCCTCCTTTTATTGTAAATAAATGCTTGTCTTCTTTTACAGATGCTATTCTGTATGCTAATGAGATGAATAAGAATGCTCATCTAGACAAGAAGCTCCAGTTTGACTTTTATATAAATAGTTTGAAACCAAGGAAACGCTTTAGTCCCTGGGTTAAAAAACAAACTCTAGAGCATCTTGAATTGGTGAAAGAGTATTATGGCTACAATCATAACAAAGCTCTTGAAGCATTACAGATTCTCACAACAGATCAACTTGAAGCTATAAAAAAAGCATTGTATAAGGGTGGAACAAAATGACAACTGATATTGAAATTCAATGGCAGCAATCTGATATGGTAGAGGTTTCTCTGGCTGAGCCAGACGACTTTTTGAAAGTCCGTGAAACCCTTACGAGAATTGGTGTTGCTTCACGTAAAGAACGAAAGATTTATCAATCTTGCCACATTCTCCATAAGCAAGGTAGATACTACATTGTTCACTTTAAAGAACTGTTTGCTCTCGATGGAAAGCATACAAATCTTTCGCTTAATGATGTTCAGCGTCGTAATCGTATTATTCAACTTCTTTCTGACTGGGGATTAATCACAGTAGTAGAAGCAGAAAAGATTAAAGACGTTGCTCCTCTTAATCAAATCAAAGTTCTTTCATTCAAAGAAAAAGATGAATGGACTCTTGAAAGCAAATACAACATCGGTAGAAAGAAACCAGAATGAGAACAGTCAAGGTTCAATTTCTAACCCCAGATAAACGTGTGGTGTGGATATTGTTGCCTTGGGGTAAAGCTCACTTGGACTGGTATCGTAATAGAGGATACACGATACTGATGACCGAACAATGATGGTAGGGTTAACCACCCTACCATTTTTTGTAATCTATGATAAATTATATGTGATGGGAGAGAGGTGGAAACACCCCCCATACGCTACGGATGCTCATATGAGATCCTAAGAAAACTCGCTTATTTAAGGAGAATAAAATGAATACCACTAAATACACTTGGAGTGTTTACTCCCCATTCTCGGTTGGGCTAGACGATGTATTTAATCGTCTGGATGCTATGACTGGTCACGGAACTAGCTACCCACCATATAATCTAATTAAGAATGACAATAGTAATTACGAGATTGAAATCGCTCTTGCTGGATTTAAAGCAGATGAGATTGAAGTCTCAACAGAACAGAACATTCTCACAGTTGCCAGCAAAGGTGAGAAACGAGATTCTGAACGAACTTACCTACACAAAGGTCTCTCCAAACGTTCTTTCAGAAATACTTGGCAGTTAGCAGATGATGTGAAAGTAGCCTCAGTTGATTTTGTAGATGGTCTTTTGACTATTTCTTTGGAGAAAATTATTCCAGAAGAATAAAAGAAAACCGTCTACACTGTGTCTGGAGCTAAAAGCACTCGACAGTTTTTAATAGAAGATAAATAGTATCGAATATCGTCGGCGCTGGGGTCTGGTTGGCAAAATCCAACCTTGACCCCCATTTCTTTTTATGGTATAATTGGAAAATCATGTCTGTGCTTATGGAAAACATTAAAATTGTTATGCTGAAAAATAAGCAGCATATCATTTGTAAATTGACAGAATTAATGGTTGAAGAAACAGATGAGCCATTGTGCTTCTTATTTGAAGTTCCTATGGTAATCTCTTACACATATCCAAAAGATACTGTGGATGATAACGAAGTAAAAATTATCTTCCAGCAGTGGTCTCCATTTTCTAAGAGTTTACAATTTAGAGTTCCCTTTGATTATGTGATATCTATTGGAGAACCTAAAGATCAAATATTAGAAAAATATATTGAAACGGTAGAACCTTATTATAGCGTAATTAACAACCCAGAATTTTTTAGCGAGGAATCTGACAATGAATAATCCATCAATTGTTATTTTAAAAACAGGCGAAAAGCTGATTACTTTTCTTCAGGAAGTTTTTGAAGGAGACGGAGAAGATAAAAAAGGAATTTGTCTTTTGATGAATCATCCATATGAATTGAAATTGGTTGAAGTTAATAATGTAGAAAATCCAGAACAAGATCTTCAAGTTAAATTTAGTAAGTGGTGTCCTTATTCTATTGACACTGGATTTAAAATTCCTTACGATGGTATTCTTGCTATTGGTCAGCCCGATCCTGGACTGACTGTAGCTTATCAAGCAAAGATTGAGCAAGTTGAGCAAATCCTACAACAAAATGAAAACGCCAAACTTCAACAAGAAGAAATTTCTAAAGTAATTAATCCTGAAGTAATTCCAAATGAATGAGACCATTAAATTAATTAGATTTTCTGGAACATGGATTATTTCAGAAATTGAAGAGATTCCTGATGTGGAGTTCGGAGATCCAGATTGTGTGCTAAGATACCCGTATGAAATCGAAGGGACCTGCCTGGGTCCTTTCCCTCCACATGCTAGAGATCGTGAGTTTATTGTTAGATCATCTGAGATCAGTTTAATTGCTGACCCAACAGATTTTATTTACAATCAATATCATGATTTAGTTAATACTGAAAAACCTGTAATTATTGAGGAAGAATCTGAAGAATGAAATTTTACACCAGCGTTGAACAATCAGGAAATTATATTCTGGTACGTGGTTATGAGCATGGTAAAAGATTTCAAGACAAAGTACAATTTAATCCAACACTATATTTGCCTTCCGCTAAGCAGGAAGAATGGAAAACTCTAGATGGCAAGAATGTTCGCCCTGTTAAGCAGGGCAGCATTCGTGATGCTAAACAGTTTATTGAAGATCATAAAGATATTGATGACTTCAAGATCTATGGTCAAACACGATTCCTAAATCAATACATCTTTGAGGAATACCCTGAAGATGAAATGAAATATGACACAAGTAAAATTCGTGTTTTTACTTTGGACATTGAAACGGGAGCAGAAAATGGGTTCCCAGATATTGAATCTGCTGATCAAGAAATTCTTTTGATTAGCATTAAAGATAGTGATATGGGAAAGATCACTGTATTCGGATCTCGTCCATACAACAATCAAGATAAAGAAGTGAACTATCTACACTTTGATTCTGAGATTGGTTTGCTCAAAGGTTTTCTTCATTGGTGGATGGAAAATTATCCAGATGTAATTACTGGATGGAACGTTCAGCTATTCGATATTCCATACATCTATCGTAGGATTGAGCGTATGATTGGAGAAGCAGAAGCTCGTCTTCTTTCTCCTTGGAAAAATACAATGGCACGAGAGATCTTCATCAAGGGTCGAAAGAACTTTGCTTATGATCTCATGGGTATTGCCACCCTTGATTACTTGGAACTGTATAAAAAATTTACTTACACTAACCAAGAATCATATCGTCTTGACCACATTGCTTTTGTGGAACTTGATGAGAAGAAACTTGACCACTCGGAGTTTGATACTTTCAAAGAGTTCTACACAAAAGATTGGGACAAGTTTGTTAAGTACAACATTCATGACGTTCGCCTGGTAGATCGTCTTGATGATAAGATGAAACTTCTTGAACTAGCGTTTACTATGGCATATGATGCTAAGGTAAACTTTGAGGATGTATATTCTCAGGTTAGGATGTGGGACAATATCATCTATGTGTATTTGGCAAAACAGAAAATTACTATTCCCCCCAAGAAAGAGAGTAGTAAAGACAACAAATACGCTGGTGCTTTTGTGAAAGAACCTGTACCAGGAATGTATGATTGGGTTGTGAGCTTTGACCTTAATAGTCTGTATCCACACTTGATCATGCAATATAATCTTTCTCCAGAAACGCTTCTGAATGAAAGACATCCACATGCCAATGTAGATAGATTGCTGAATCAGGAGATTGATCTAAGTGACTTGTCAGGAAAAACTCTCTGTGCTAATGGCACTTTTTATACAACTGAGTATCAAGGATTCCTGCCGAAGCTCATGGAGAAAATCTATGAGGAACGTACTATTTACAAAAAGAAAATGCTGGCTGCCAAGCAGGAGTATGAAAACAATCCAACGGTTGAATTGAAGAAAGAGATTGCCCGCTGTAATAACATTCAGATGGCAAGAAAGATTCAACTCAACTCTGCTTATGGTGCTATCGGCAACGAGCATTTCCGATATTACAAACTTGAGATTGCTGAAGCTATTACACTCTCTGGACAACTTTCTATTCGCTGGATGGAAAGGAAAATGAATCAGTATCTCAACAAAGTTCTAAAAACTAAGGATGTTGATTATGTCATTGCTTGTGATACTGATTCTATGTACCTTAACTTGGGTCCTTTGGTTGAACGTATATACCAAGGAAGAGAGAAAACTGATGAAAGCATTGTCTCGTTCCTTGATAAGATCTGTTCGATGGAACTTGAAAAGTATATTGAAAATTCTTACCAAGAATTGGCGGACTATGTGAGAGCATACGATCAGAAAATGAAGATGAAGCGAGAGAACATTGCCAATCGTGGATTCTGGACTGCCAAGAAACGTTACGTTCTTAACGTATGGGATAGTGAAGGTGTTCGATACAAAGAACCAAAGATGAAAATCTGTGGTATGGAAACCGCTAGATCATCTACCCCAGCATACTTCCGAGACAAACTTTATCAGGCATATACGATTATCATTAATAAAACAAATGATGATCTCATTGATTTTATTGAGCAGATTAAAGAAGATACTCGGAAACAAAATTACCTTAACATTGCTTTTCCGAGAGGTTGTAATGGCTTACAAAAATACGGATCTAAAGGATCGATTTATAGAGAGAGGACGCCTATTCAGGTCAGAGGTGCATTATTGTATAATCACTATGTACGGAGTAATAACCTTACTCATAAGTACCCTCTTATCCAA